GTGGATCCATACTCCAATGAGATGATTATCAATAGTAACGTTGAGATCACCGGTGACCTTGACATCGATGGTAAAATTGATTTAGGAAACCAGGTAGCTATTGGTCTAGGGGGTGTAGCAGCGTCCACGGCACTCGAGATTGGTGGTGGTATGATTTCTGGGTCAAGTAACGTTGCATGTAAGAGGTATTCACAGACGTTCACACTTGGAACAATAAAAGCAAAGATGATTCGTTTGTTATTTGATAACCCTTCATTTTATGCCAAAATTGTTTGTATGTTGAGAAAGATCGATGGCAAAAACCCGGCTGGTAGCGGTGACTCGGCTGCTACTTTTAGAGATATGAGTACAATGGTTCTGGAAGTACAAGGTGGTACACATGATTCAAGTACAAGTGCATTAGATGAAAACATCACAGTGGGTACCAAAAATCTATTTGGTGGAGATACAGATTATCCATGGAGTCCAAATATTAGCGTTGGGAAGAAGGGTATAATCATAACACCCCTAAATACGAATTCGGGTAGGATATATTCTTATGACATACATGTTGAACTAATGACTTCGCGTGGTGGGAAACTTAAAACTATCAAAAACAACGTTGGATTATGGCCCGCTAGTAACCAGAATTTGGATCTCGATAACGGTGAAGAAATAGCAACTTTTACTTATTAATTTTACTACGGGGGGAAACCCCGCGGTAGAAATAACATTTACGCCCTGATGGCGTCGGATATAGCTAATGCGATAACTCCGGCAATGAAAGCTATCACGATGTAATTTAATTCACTTTCTTCGAGACCGACCTGACTCTTTTCAGGTTGGATAACAGGATCTACCTGTTCCTTTTTTTTTGGAGGATCCAGTTCCTCCAAAGGATAGTAAGCTATCATTTATATATATTTAGAGATTAATTTCCTTCTTAGTTTTCTTTTGCCTGGTACGTCTGGTTCTTGTAGCCGCGACACGGACTTCCTTGACCTCACCCCCAGTCGAATCACCTGAGATTGAAATGATATCAGAAATGTCATCATCTTCTTCCACCTGCTCTGTGGGACTAATAGCAGTCGTATTCATTGGGGGTGCAGGTGGCATCATGATACCACCCATCAGACTGGAGATATCAATCCCTGGTCCTTGCATTTGGTAGTCACCTGTTCCACCGACAGGGGCATCCGTTGCGGGTCCTCCTGTATTTCTCGTCGTATTCTGTACTGCGCTCATCATATTCTTAACGAGATCTGGATTTTGCTTCATCACATCGTTCATGTTTGGCATAACAGATTTAAACATACTGTTGGTGAGATGGAACATCATGGCTGAACCACCCAACATCATAATGAGCTTGATCTCTGGTGCAACTGTAATCTTAGACCTGTATTTCACATACAATTCTTCAAATACACCGTCATAATCGTCTACATTCTCCATCACAGACTCAGACCACCCCTCAAGTTGGACCTCAAAGGGATTATACCGTTTATTAAGAAACTCCAAACCAGTTACACAGGCGACCAACATTCTTCTAGAAAAGCGGACAGATTGTTCGACATCAATACTATAAGTGATACGCTTCACCTCGGATCGCAATTCATCAATATTCGAATATGCATTGAGTCGTTTATTTACGGCAAATCCCTTTTTCTCCAGGCGTCCGAGTTTATTAATAAGGTCCGCCTTTTCTTCATCGATTGAAGCATACCCTTTTGTTGGTTTATCATCTTCTTGTCCTGGGCCAGCTTCACCATAATCCTCACCATCATCGAAAAAATTAGCATCTTCATCGCCGTCACCGTAATCAATTTCTTCGTCGGGAGTAGTGTGATTTTGAACTGTTTGCTTCGTTGGATTTACAAAAGCGTCCATACTTTCCTGTTGTTGTCCCATTTGGGGTGGGGCGAATTTTGGTCTAGTTGGTCGTGGAACACGTTGGGGTCGTGGAGCAGAAATTTCGATTTCATCCATGATGGCCTGCTCGTCGGCATCTAATTTCATGACACTGGTATTTCCTCGATCGATTACTATCTCTTCGTCCATCTACTCTTTATATAGAAACTAAAAAAATTACCTTTAACGCAGTTTAAAAAAATCTTTGTAGATTATAAATGTTTACCCTTAATCGTACAAGTCGTAATGCTCTCAGTATGATCGTTATCCTTCTTCTGATAATTTCGGCCCTCGCCGCCTTCAAGTCCTCTACCGCCACAAGCAAGTACCAACCCAGACCAATTATTACTAAGAATATCACCGACCAATCTATTTTCGATCTCCCAGTCGAATTAGAATGTACTGCTGGTTCGGGTAAAAAGGACAGCCCTTACTCAAAAGGTTTAACTCCAGGAGGTATTTGTGGCGCTCAAAAGTTAGTCGCCGCCCATGCTGGTTATGAAATTACCGACGGAATCGGTGGATCTTTAATCTAAGCTTATACTAAATGGCGCTTATTACATCCCCTAGTCAGCTCATTCCAGATCTTCAACATGAATATCACACGGTGACTATTGACACTATTGGACAGACTTCTTCCAATACGTTCACATGTCATCTCCAACAACCCTTGAAAAATGTTGTTCAAGCCAAATTAATGGCTGCTAGAATTAATACAACAGTGGCTACCAAACATTGTTACATTTCCATCGAAGAATTGGATACCATTTTTTCTGAACGTGCTTCGAACGAACCAAATGGCCAAGCTGGAGCGAGTGTTCTTCGTAATTCATTTGCTAGTATTATCGGTGACGGTACTACTGCATTTAATTTCAAAGACAACTATCCATTAGTTACTCAATACGTGAACCCAATTCGTAGCATTGATCGTTTTACCGTCAATATTCGCAACCAATCAGGTGATGGTATTGTACCATCAAGCCCAGCTAAAGATAATTTCTTAATTCTTCGTTTCGTGTGTAGAAAACCAAATTTGTAATTTTCTCTCTTTAATATAGTATACCATGTCTCCAGGCATTGTTCAATTGATTGCAGCCGGCGCCCAGGATGAATACATCGTTGGTGACCCACAGGTTTCTTTCTTTACTTCAACGTTCAAAAGACATGCTAATTTTTCACAATCCATCGAAAAGCAAACCATCTATGGAGCGGTGAAAAACAACTCGATGTCCAGTGTTCAATTCGAACGATCTGGCGACCTTCTCAGTTACGTGTATTTCACGATAGACAATAATAGTACTGCCCTCGATTCTCAACGCTGGGACAATATTATTGATAAAGTAGAACTTCTTATTGGAGGTTCTGTTATTGACACACAAGATTCTGTATTTACAGAAAACATAGCTATAGATACTTTCGCGACTAACGTTTCCAAAAGCGCTCAAGGTACACACCCGGGTGTCAGCTCTCGTTCATATTTTTACCCCCTTCGTTTCTTCTTTTGTGAAGGGCCACAGTGTGCCATCCCTCTCGTTGCCCTCAATTACCATAACGTCGAAATTCGTATTCATTGGGCTTCAACAGCTACAGATTACAATGTCGAGTGTTTCGCCAATTATTACTACTTAGATAATGAAGAACGTGGGAATATATCAGCAAGAAAACACGATCTTCTCATCACCCAGGTTCAAAAGAACATTGCATCCGGAACAAACCTTCTAGAGTTGACATTCAATCACCCCGTTAAGTACCTAGCTTCGTCTAATACATCGACTACGAGCGCTCTTACGTCACCCGCAAACAAAGTGAAACTCAATATAAACGGTACAGATCTTGCAAACTATCGTTGGAGTAAACCTCATTACATCGATGTTATGTACTACTATCACACAGGGTTCGTGGCGTCCCCCGATTTTTTCTTGTACCCATTTTGTTTATCTACGAGCTCACTTCAGCCCACGGGTACCTTGAACTTTAGTCGTTTAAGTACAGTGAAGCTCATGAGTGAAACCATGAATATAATAGATCCTATATACGCAGTAAACTACAACATATTGCGCATTGAGAATGGGATGGCGGGACTTCTTTACGCGAATTAAAATACCAATCTATATTAAATGGTCAAGAATTTGCCGACGGTAGAGAGATCTACTAAAATCAGGTTCGGTAAAAATTGTACCAATGAACAGGCAGAAAATACAATTGTGTTCAATGCGAGTGAGGTCGAACTAGAAGTAGCTACACCCGGAACTACATATTTGACACCCATTCGCATAGATCCCGTTCAAACTCCGGGTGGAGCTGCAAACGTTATGGTTTTGTCATATAATAGGGTTACTAAAGAGATTACAGATTCAAATGCAATCGCAAGTGAAATCCTAAACTTTAATCTTGCTGGTGCGACAAAAAATGGAAATACCACACCGTATACAATACGATTTGATTCGTATACCGATGCGTTTGGTACTACAGTCACAGCTAACCCTACGAGTTTTGTAACTGCAGGGGTTATTGGTATCGCGAATAGTTCACCCACGAATACAATATCCGCAGGTTCCAAGTTCCATGTAAATATTAATGCATCAAATGTACTCTCCGTTTTAGGAAATACGTATATACAAAAGAACTTGGTTGTTGATGGAGACGCGACTTTCAACGGTCTGGTCACAACTTTACACTCAAATAATACAACCATTAAGGATGCCATCATAGAAATTGGTAAAGATAACGTTAATGGGGATGCATCTTTGGATCTTGGTTTTATTATGACTCGACCAGGTTCAAGTGTGGCTATGGGATATTTAGAAAGTTCAAATGAATTTGCTATTGGATACACACACTCTAGTGCTAGCGGGCATACTATAACACCATTAACCAATCAGGATATCAACGTCCATGTGTACGGACAGATTTTCACACAATCAAATGTCGGTATCATAAACACAAGTCCTATCCATACATTGGATGTGGGTTCAAATCTCTTCGTAGATGAATTTGGCTCTAACATTTTGAATGTTACCGGTAATACAAGTATTTCTGCGGATTTGACAGTAGATGGAGATACTCTCTTTGTAGATTCTGGTGCAGATAAAGTTGGTATTAATACATTAGTACCCAATGCAGAACTTCACGTCGTAGGTAATGCGTATATAACCTCAAACTTAACGGTTGATACAAATACACTTCATGTAGATGTAGTGAGTAACCGAGTCGGTATAAATCAAAAAAATCCAACGAAGGATCTTGATGTGAATGGAACAATTGCAGCTACTCGACGTGTCGACAACTCTGGTTACGAT